ACTTCTGCAAAAAAACTAGCGTAGCTCTAGGAAAGCGTGGGCATATGGCTATTTTCATTAGTCAAGTTAGAGCTGATATCAAAATAGACCCCTATTCAAAAAGCCCGATCCGACAAACCACAGCCACAGGGGGAAATGCATTATTGCACTTCGCTAATAACATTTTGGAGTTTGAAGCAAGATTCAAAGGTGATCTCATCTTGAAAAACCCAGCTATCAAGACTATTGACCCGAAAAAGAACCCGATTATCGGTCATATCGCAAAAGTCACGATTAAAAAATCAGCGAACGAGAATACAAACACTACAATTCCATACCCGATTCGTTATGGCAGGACTGGCGGCAATTCTATTTGGGTGGAAAAAGAGATTATTGACATGCTTTATGGTTGGGAGTTCATTACTAAAGCGGGTGCATGGTTAAAAACTACTGATGATTTCATGGAGCTTCTGGCCACTCAAGATTTCACCTTCCCAGAGAAGTTCCAAGGCGAAGCTAAACTATTTAAACATATCGAGGGAGATAAAGATCTTAGCTCATTCCTCATTAAGTATTTTAGAGAGCAAGTCGCAGCCGTTGGAGCATGAAGTTCTTAGATGCGAACGGTAAAGAGAGAAACCTCAAGAACGCTAAAAAATATTTAATCGATTGGGAAAAACCAAGCCGTAGTAAATTTCAAACTTCGGTGAAGATTTTCCTTTACGACTATTGGAAAAACGATATAGTGTTCGAAGAGTTCAGGGTGGTAGGGAGTAGATTGTCTTTGGATTTTTATAACGCTAATAAAAAAATAGCTGTAGAAGTCCAAGGCGCTCAACATACGAAGTTTATAAAATTCTTCCACAAGAACCGCTTCAAGTACGCAGAGCAATTAAAGAGGGATATGCAGAAGTTCGATTTTTGTAAAGTAAACGGAATCCAACTGGCAGAGATTTATCCTAAAGACGAAATACAAGCTTCCGTATTTAACAACCAAGACATTTATTTATGAATTTACCAGATGGCAGTGAAAATCCTGAGTTTTGTATCCCTATGGAAATAGTGGAGAAGATTTATGAGTTATCGGGAGGTGCGGATAAGTATAAAGGGGTAATAATGGCAGTCTCCTCAGAGAATGGCAAGCCTTTGGTTTATTGTAAATTTGATTGTAGTATGACTGAATTTGCTTTAACAAAAGCTTTGGAGTCTCATCTGGAGCGTCCGTCTAAAGAATCAATCCAAGAAGAAGAACTTTAAAAGATGATATATAATTTCGAATTAGAAAAACAGTTGTTAGCGGGGTTACTTAAAGAGCCTGAACGCCTAGCTGAGATATCTAACTTTATAAGTAATTCAGATTTCTATTCCAAGCAAAGCTCTCTCCATTCTGCTATTTTCCGCATCATCCGACAAGCTATTGATGCTGGAGATGAGATAGACGAAGTTATTATAGCTCAAAGGGTTAATGATATCGGGCTGTCATTTGAAGACAATTTAAATCCTTCGGATTACATTAAATCTCTGTCTCTTAGGAAAGTCCCAGAAGGCAACATCTTAAAGACGGCGAAGGAGTTAAAGAAGTATACTATACGGAGGGAGATCCTTGAGTCTTCTCAGGAGATAGCTAGGAAGATGAAGAACATCGCTCCAGAATCCTCCTACAGGGAGATCATAGAGTTGGCTGACAATGTATACAATTCGCGTATAAACCTCTATGAGATAGGCAATGACACGCCAGAGAACATCTATGAGGAGATGGAAGCTCTAGTGGAGGAGAGAGGTAATAATCCAGTCACTGAATTCGGCATGATGGGGCCGCATGAGAAGATTAATGAGATCTATGGTTCCTTGTTAAGGGCGGGTAACATTACCGTGATTGTGGCTCGATCTGGAGTGGGTAAGACTCAATTTTGCATGGATTACTCTACCAAAGTCAGCCTTAAATATGATGTCCCAGTTCTGCACTTTGATAATGGTGAGATGAGCAAAGAGGAATTGATTATGCGTCAATGCGCTGCTTTATCAGGAGTCGCTATGCACTTATTAGAAAGCGGTAAATGGCGAAACGCGGGTGAGGATATAGTAGAGAAGGTCAGGTCTGTTTGGCCAAAAATAAGAAATTTAAAATTTTATTACTACAATGTGGGTGGGATGGATGTTGACTCTATGGTTAATACCCTAAAAAGGTTTTACTATGCGAAGGTGGGGAGAGGGAATCAGATGGTCTTTTCTTTTGATTACATTAAGACAACCTCTGAAAGCGGTGGCAATAAGTCTGAGTGGCAAGTCGTTGGGGAGATGGTCGATAAGTTTAAAAAGTGTGTCCAAAAAGAGATCTTACACGAAGGTAACCCAGTGATCCCAATGATCACCTCTGTGCAGTCAAATAGATATGGTATCACCAACAACAGAAACTCTCAGAATGTTGTGGATGATGAATCTATTGTTTCTTTGTCTGACAGGATTACTCAGTTTTGTTCTCACATGTTTATCTTGAGGAGTAAGACTGGAGATGAAGTAGAGAGCGAAGGGGAACGGTTTGGCAGTCATAAGCTCATCAATGTAAAAGCTCGACATCTTGGTAGGGACATAGCAGGTGCGATAGAACCCGTAAGTATTGGCGATACTTTGAGAAAGAATGCTATTAATTTGAATTTTAACAATTTTAATATTACAGAGAGGGGCGATTTGAGAGATATCGCTAGAGCATTGAACGGAGAAGAGGAGCTAGATACAAATGAACACCAAGAAGAAATCCCAGACTTCGATCAATTCTGAAGACTTCCAAGGGATTCTAGAGTCGATAGGCTACACCCTCATTGACTGTGGAGATCATTGGAGAGCGCAAGCTTTATACAGAGATGGAGATAATAAAACTGCATTAAAAATCTACAAGAATACTGGAGTATGGATGGATTTTGTAGAGAATAGAGGGAGCAAGCCTTTCGAAGCTCTTATAGACTTAACTACAAAAGATAAAAAAGAAACAGAGTCTATTCTAGAGAATTCATACACAGATACAGTATCTGTTTACCAGCCTAATGAAAAAATCCAAATGGAAAAGATATACCCAGAATCATGCTTAGACAAGTTGTTCCCAAACTATAATTTCTATAAGAAAAAAGACATTTCAGAAAAAACCCAAAGATCTTTCCAAGTAGGGTTGGCTGGAGTTGGTAAGATGTATAGGAGGATGGTATTTCCTGTTTATAATGAGCATAATCAAATAATTGGGTTCTCAGGGAGAAAGGTCGATGACGACAATGATTACCCCAAATGGAAGCATATAGGCAAGAGAAACAATTGGGTTTACCCAGCTTTCAATAGCGAGACGGATGTCGATAAAGAAATAGAATTGAAAAAGCAGGTAATTTTAGTAGAAAGTATAGGTGATGCATTGGCGCTTTATGAACACGGTATTAGAAATGTTTTGGTCCTTTTTGGTTTATCTGTTAACGCTAACATTATCAATTATCTTAGCGGTAGGTCTGTTGTCGATATATGCATTTCTACAAATAATGATTCGGCTAGTCGGGAAAATAGAGGGCTTATCGCGGCGGTTAAAAGCTATATTAAATTATCGAGTTACTTCGACTTAGGTAGTTTAAGTGTAAAATTCCCGCCTAAGCCTTATAATGATTTCGGTGATGCACATTTAGATAATTGTGACATTAAGAGATATTGGCTGGAAAAGCCAGTAGACCAAGATGCTCAATTAAAATACATTTGCAATTTTGTTAAAAACAGCCCATCGTGTTTTACAAAAAAAGAATTAAAAACGACTTCACTACTAAGTAATGACTGAACCTCAATCTCCGTTATCAGCGAGTAGAATTAAAACAGCTCAATCTTGTTCTTGGCTTTATTGGTCTAAATACAAGCTGGGCCTTCCTGAAAACAGTAATGACGGAGCTAGAAGAGGTTCTATATGCCATTTAGTCTTCGAAGTTTTGGGTGTTCCCAAAAGGAAAGTTTACTTTGATAAGATTATAGAAACGCAAGATGTTTTCTCTGTGTCTTCTATTAAACGTTTAATTTTTAAACACGCGGAGAAAGAGGGCGTGGATGATGCGGAGAACATCCAAATGATGAAAGAGATGATCTTTAATGGTCTCTCATATGATTTTTTTGGAGGAGATCTCTCTGAGCCAACTGAAGAATATTCAGAGAAAGATTTCGATATAATTAAGAATGACGGGAAGATTAGTTACAGGATTAGAGGTTTTATAGATAAACTATTCCTTTACAAAGATCAAAAATTTGCGTTAATTAGAGATTTCAAAACTAGCAAAGACGTATTTAAAGGGAAAGACCATACGGATAACCTGCAAGATTTAATGTATAGTTTAGCGGTAAGGGATTTATTTCCAGATTATGCTAATAGAACTAGTGAGTTTCTTTTCTTGAAATTTGATTTAGATCTCAAAGCAAAAAAAACAGGGATAGTCAGGATGGAGCCTCTTGATCCTGATGAGCTAGTAGGGTTTGAATTACAGCTCACTGAAATCCAAAGATACCTAGACAATTTTACAGAGCAAGATGCGAAACGCAATTTTGCCGCTCGTCAAGGTTTTCCTTCAGACGGCTCCTTTAGCGGGAAGCTGCTTTGTGGTTTCGCGACTAAAAAAGGGGAACTCAAAAAAGATGGAACTCCTAAATGGCATTGCTCTATGAAGTTTGATTTCTTTTTTTATAAAGTCTACAACTCAGAAGGGAAAACGGTAAAATGCTATTTTGAAAAAGACTTTTCTGAGAAACTTGTCCCTGATGGTGGGACATACGAAATCAAATATTATAAGGGTTGCCCAGCACATTCCTCTTGACTCTGGTAGCTGGACTCGTATAGTCGGGCATGGTCCCAGTATTCAAGTCTACTTTCTCTATAGGGAAGAGCATTTTAACCTTAGATGATGTAGAAAAGGACGGCGGTCCAGACAGTATCTTTTCTATATGCGAAGAGCATAAAATCAAAAATCTGGTATTAGTCGAAGACTCTATGACGGGGTTTGTGACTGCTCATAATAGATGTAAAGAGCGAGACATAAATCTAATCTTCGGGATTAGAATTACATGCTGCAACGATGTCGATGAGGATGATAACTCCGATCATAAGATTGTTATTTTTGCGAACAATGATGATGGATGCCGCCTTCTGTATCAGATTTATTCTTATGCTTATACCAAGCACAAAGGAAAAGTGGATTTTAATTTCCTCAACTCTGTATGGAATGATAGCGTCGATTTAGTTATTCCATTCTATGATTCTTTTATTTATAATAATGGACTTCACTTAAAGAAGTGCGTTCCTAACTTTTCTAAAATCACTCCTATATTCTGGCTGGAGGAGAATGGGTTACCTTTTGATCATCTTATAATGGCTAAGGTCAAAAAGTTTGCATCTAATATGGAGTCTAAATGCAAGGATGTAAAAAGCATTCTTTACAAAAATAGAGAAGACGTAGAAGCTTTGCAGACTTACAAGATATTATGTAATAGGAATTTCGGTAAGGCTGCGACTCTTAGTAGTCCAAATTTGAATCATTTTGGTAGCCAAGAGTTCAGTTTTGAGTCATACTTAAAGAAGAAGGAGGTCACAAATGAATGAGTCGTTACTAAGGTTTAATAAAAAACAAAAATATTTAGTCTTTGACACAGAGACTGAAGGGCTGAACTTAATTACTTCTAGACCTTGGCAGATCGCTTGGTTAGTAGTAGAAGGTGGAGAGATCTTAGAAAAGCATGACATGTTTTTGGATTGGCCTGATTTAAACGTGTCAGAGGGCGCTGCTAGAATTACAGGTTTCACAATGAATGAGTATGATAGGAGAAAAGAAAACCCTCGCGGAGTTTGGGAGAAGTTCTCAAAGCATCTCTATGATAAAGATACTTTTGTGGTTGGTCAGAATTTGCTAGGCTTTGATGTCTATATGATTAATATCTGGCGTAAACTAATGAACTTGGGTAGCGATTACTCTTATGTGGAAAGAATCATTGACACAAGATCTCTAGCTGTTGCCATAACGAAAGATATCCCAGTCAATAAAGAAGATTTTATTAGTTGGCAGTATAGGCTTCTGAACCATAGAGAGCGTGGGCTAAAGACTTCTCAAGCTTATCTACTTAAGAAATACAATATTGATCACGACACCAAACGATTGCATGATGCTCTTTATGATATCGAAATGAATTTTAAAGTTTTCCGCAAACAACTTTTTGACCTAGAAATATGAGTTTATCAAAATACACAGGATACAAAACGCCTTTTCCAGTTGGAGTTAAACTCCCAGAGATTAAAATTGAGAAAAAATATTATAAAGAAGTCTCCTGTGGAGAGTCGGAAGATAATTATCAGTTTTTAAGAAAGTTGTGTTTCAAGCGTTCGCAGGAGAAAGGTATTGATAAGCTAGACAATTCTCAAGTTTATTATGACAGACTAAAAGAAGAGCTTGCTATTTTCCAAGATTTGGGGTTTGTCGATTACATCCTTCTGAACTGGGATATAATTAATTTTTGTGTTGAGAACGATATTCCTACTGGGGCTGGTCGCGGTAGTGCTGCTGGTTCTTTAGTGTTATTTATAATCGGGGTAACTCACATAGACCCGATAGAATATGGCCTGTTCTTTGAGAGATTTGTTTCGAAAAGCAGAGCTAGAAAGATAGAGCATGAAGGAGAGACTTTCCTTGACGGCAGTCTCTTGGCAGATGTCGATAACGATATCTCTTATGATCGAAGGGCAGAGGTCATTAAATATATTGAAGAAAAATATAAAGGTAAGAGTTCTAAGATATTAACCCTGAACACTTTAAGTGGTAAGCTCTGTATGAAAGAGTGCGGCAAGGTGGTTGCGGAGTTATCTGAAATGGAAGTAAATCAAATCAGTGATGCGATCCCGAAACATTATGGGATAGTGGCTAAGCTTCAGGTCGCTTACGAAGAGAGTGAAGTCTTCCGATCTCATGCAGATAAATACCCCAAGGTTTACCAGATAGCTAAAAAGCTACAGGGATTAAACAAAAACACTGGAGTCCATCCATCTGGCATATCAATTTCTTTTTATGAATTGGAGGACATAATGCCGTTGCAGATAACTAATGACGGTTCGTTGATTTCAGCTTACGATATGAACGATGTCTCTAGTTTGAGCGTTAAGTTCGATATCTTGGGTTTGAGGACGTTATCAGTAGTCCATGATGTCTGCAAACGAATTGGCGTGAATGCGGCTAACATAGACCCTCATGACCCGACAATCTATGCTGCTTTAGCTTGCTTAAGATCTCCTCAAGGTTTATTCCAGATTGAAGCTGATACAAACTTCAAAGTCTGTAAATTAATTTCCCCTCAGAACTTAGAGCAGTTATCAGCGGTAGTTGCTATAGCAAGACCTGGAGCGTTGGACTTCAAAGATGCATATGCCACCTATGTTAGAACTGGAGACTTCCAATCTGTTCATCAGTATTTCGATGATATCCTGAGCTACACTGGTGGCATCCCTCTTTACCAAGAGCAGTTGATGAAAATGGCCGTGAAAGTTGGTTTCAGTTTGGATGAATCTGAACAGCTAAGACGGATAGTCGGTAAAAAGAAGGTCGATAAAATGCCAGAATGGAAGGCTAAGATCGATAAAAAGATTCGAGAAAACGAATTAGATCCTGAGATAGCTGAAGTCTTATGGAAAGTGGCTGAAGATTCCGCCAATTACTCCTTCAATAAGTCTCACTCTATTAGTTATGCTTATTTAGCGGCTGTAACGGTATATTTAAAATTTAATTATCCGCAGCAGTTCTTCTTAAGTCTTCTGAAATATGCGAAATTTGAGCCTAATTCTCACGAAGAGATAGCTAAGATATCCCAAGAGCTTTCTCATTTCGATATCGAACTACTCCCGCCTGACTTAAATAAATCAGATATTGATTTTAAGATCGAAGGCAAAAACATTAGGTATGGATTAAACTCTATTAAAGGGGTATCTACTAAAGTTTTAGAGTCTTTGCTGGAGTTCAGGGAGGATTCGTTCTCCAATAAATATGAAGTTTTCTTAGCTGCAAAACAGGCTGGGTTAAATATCGGCACTTTATCGGCCTTAGCTCAAGCAGGTCTTTTAGATTCTTTTGTTAAACATAATAGACCAAGGTTAGTTTTAGAGGCTCAAACATTTAATATCTTAACTGACAGAGAGAAGAGAAATTTAGTTGCAATGGGAGCGGACTACGATTACGATATCATAACAGCCATTCACGATGTTAAGAAGCAAGAGATGGTCGGAGATGATAATAGAAAGCTATTTGCAGAAAAGAGATTCGAAACGTTTAAGAAAAAATATAAACCATACAAGGAAATCTACGAAATGAACAAAGAAC